TGAGACCGTATTCCAAGATAGATGCCCTAAGACCTTCCCAATCATGCTGCAACTCAATAGAAGAAATTTCGTCTACGTCCTTCTTGTATGTATCAATTGGAAGAATACCATCAGAATATTTTGTGCGACCAAAATACTCACAATATCCTTTCTCCTTAGCAAGTTGATTGGATGCTTTCAGAAGATAATACTGGAATGATTCAGAAAGACCATGAACTGCATCCCATGCTTCTTGAGAGTTGTAATCATAACCAAGTTTTGCCAAATAGTGTGCAAGACCAATAAATCCTATGCCAAGTGAACGTCGTGCTTTGGTAGCAATTTCTGCTGCTTTTACTGGGTACTTTTGATAATCAATCAACTCATCCAATCCACGGACGGAAAGATCACAAAGTTCCTCAAGTTCTTCATCAGACTTAACTTTACCGACGTTGATCGCAGAAAGAATGCAGAGTGCAATCTCACCATACTGGTCATCAATATGCTGAATAGGATCTGTGGGCAGAGTAATCTCTTGACACAGATTACTCATGTTTACTTTATCCTTGAAGGAAGAGTGTGAATTGCAGTGATCAATATTCATAATGTAAATACGACCAGTCTCTGCTCTTTCTTTCAGGAGGTCCAGAATGAGTTCTTGAGCTCCAATAGTCTTTCTTGGAACAGATGTATCTCGTTCATAAGATAGATATAACTCGTCAAATCGATCAGTGCCAAAAGCATCATACAAGCCAGGAACGTCGTGGGGAGAGAAGAGGGAAATTTCTGCGTCTTGGATGAAACGTTCATAGAAGAGTTTAGAGATTTGAATAGAGTAATCTAGTTTACGAACACGATTGTCTTCAGTTCCTTTGTTGTTTTTGAGAACAAGAATATCTTCTATTTCTTGGTGCCAGATTGGGAAGTGGACTGTCGCGGATCCACCTCGTATGCCATTTTGCGTGCAACATCTGACAGTTGCTTCAAACTTCTTGAGAAATGGTACAACACCCGTGTGTTGAACTTCTCCCCCTCTGATTTTGCTGTTGATGCCACGGATTCTACCAGCATTGATGCCGATTCCCGCCCTCTGTGCAACGTATCTACCAATAGCCATATCACTGCTAAAGATAGAATCGAGGGTGTCATCAACATCAACAAGAACACAACTAGCAAATTGTCTAAGTGGCGTTCGCACTCCCGCCATGATGGGAGTGGGGATGTTGATTTTGTGCTTGGAGATTGCGTCATAATACCTCTTGACATATGACATTCTGGTTTCTTTTGGATACTCTGCAAAGATAGTCAGAGCAATCATCATGTACATAAACTGAGGAGTTTCATATACTCCACCACCACTACGGTCTTGCACCAGATACTTGTCAACTACTTGACGCAAACCAGCGTAAGTAAATAAGAAATCACGATCATGGTCAATAAAGGAATTTGCCCTATCAATTTCTTCTTTTGAATATTTGTTGTAAATATCATTATCATATACTTCTCGATTAACACAAGAGTAAATATGATGCTCTAGAGTGGGAAGTTCTTTCATTTTCCCATAAAGTTGTTTACGAACTGCAAACAAAAGCAGTCTTGCGGCAACATATTGATAATTTGGGTGATCCAAATCAATCAAATCCGATGCACTACGAATCAGAATCTCTTGAATTTCTGCAGTAGTAATGCCATCGTAAAATTGAATGCCAGAGGTCATCTCAACTTGACTTGCGGAGACACTTGCAAGACCCTTACATGCCTCTTCAACCATCAAATGCATCTTGTCTAAGTTAAGAGACTCAATGCGACCATCACGTTTTTGTACTTTGGTGCCGTTGCTCATATTTTCTTCCAGGTGGTAAATTTAAGTTTTGCTTCTAATCCGGAGTAAGTATTTAATTCTATCACAGACTGAACATCAAGTCCAGAAAGAACCATGTCATTAATGTCTTTCTCATTTACATTAGAGGGCCAGATGACAACTCTTTCTCCCCTTTCAATGGTGCGAGAGATTCTTGATACAATTTCTGCATTTCGTGGTTCGTTATCATAGATCCAAACAGGATTGCTAATCCCCCAGTTACTAATATCAGCATCAGCTCCACACATAGCAATCGCATTACAAATGAATGTTGAGTCAAATGGCCCTTCCGTAATGTAAATAGTTTTGTTCTTTTGAATTTCATCGAGACCATAGATTTTTGGTGCGTCATCATTAAGCATCACAGTAATGTATTTAATCTTTCTTGAACCAAGTGCTCTTCCTTGAAATCCAACCAAGGTATTTTGATAGAACAAAGGAATAATAATCCTAGGTTCATCTTGAGTTGTATCATCGAAGACTTCTTTAATTGAATTTGTCCACGATTTAAATTTATCAGTGTAATAGAATTTATCCGGGTTTAACTTTCTCTTTACCAAATAATCTTTTGCAGCAGCATTTTCTGATGCTTTCGGCAAATCCAGTTTTGGTTTGAATGTCGGAGATTTGAAATTAAACTTTGGTTCCTCTACAGTGAAGTTTTTACCAGTGTGACCTTCTTTAAATTTTTCAAATGTATATTGTTTGTGAACTACAGGGTCTATTTGCTTCAAGAAATTATTAAATGATACATTAACTCCACAGTTGTGACACTTAAAGTTAATATTATTTTTGACTTGATACAAATATCCCCTTGCTTTACTCTTGTTCTTCTGAGAGTCTCCACAAATAGGACATCTAAAATTATAAAGATTATTCTTTACTTTTTTAAATTTTTGAAACCGTGCAGAAATCAGATTGATGTATTTAACATCAACAAAATCCATAACCAAATGCTGAAGTTGTAACTATTCTACCAGACTACATTGCTTTGTCAAGACAGAAATAAGTCATAATTCCAGTCCACTTTATAACGGAATTCGTTAACTTATGCAAGTAATAGATTGAAGCTTTATTTTTATTTTTCACTGGCATCTTGTGCCAACACTCAATTATTTAGATTTTTCTATTTGAATTGAAGATTGACTAGGACTTAAAAAATTAGAAACTACAGCAGCTTGTGAAACAACAAATGTTATTACAGAAACTACTCCCACCAAAACCCAACGAAACTTTGCAAATTCTTCTATTTTAACTTCTACTTTTTCAATTCTTTCTGAAACGGAATCATGTTGTTCTTTGTTTTCTACTTTCATATCTTCAATCATAGTAATAATCAAATCATCAGCCTTTCCACATTGTTCAATTTTTTCATTATGAACTGCCAACATCTTACTAATGTTTTGATTTGTTTTGCCCATTAATTGAATAGCTTCGTCAATTTTTCTCAGCATAATTTCATATGATGACAGCCTTTCCTCCAATACGGCAATCTTTGTGTCCGCAGTGGTGTTTTGATTGAACATTTTAGTAAAGTTAGATTAAGTTAACTTAAAAATTATTATTTTACTTTTATTTATTTTTTCTTAGATATTCTAACCATTTTTTTCGTGAACCAGTTCCACCCTTTGCATAAACGGGAGGTTTTCTTGTCAACATTCCAATTTGAACTGGATCAAATCCTGCTCTAGTTTGGTCGCCAGCAGATGTAAATCCGGTAGCACCGACAACCATTTGTTCTCTTATTAAGGAAATAATTTTATCTAACTTATTCTTTTGCACCGTAGATTTCCTCTAATAAACTTTGACACTCTTGGTCAACTGGAATATCATGAATAAAACATTTTGGGTAATCAGGAAGTCTATTTAAGAATAAAACAAAAGTTTTCATTACAGACCACAAATCCTCTTCAATTTTGTAAAAAAGAAGTGGTGTTGCCGCATCACTAAAAACATTATACAAAATAACAAAGTGATTAACAATCAAATTAAACTTCAAAGTCCCAGTTTTTTTGTATCTTTTCAGCAACCTTTTAATATATTTAAATCTTTTCATGTCATCAAGAAAATCCTCTTTGGTTGCTGCTTGAGGATTATTATAATTTTGAATAGCAAAGATTAGATAGTTATCTTTATTCAACTCAGTGATTATCATACAAAGAAAATATTATCAGCTATCTGGATATTTATCATCGTCAGAAGCATCACCCGTGATAGAACTACCAGCAACAAGTGTTTCTGTCTTAACTCTCAGGTTTCCTGCATTGTCAACGTAGGTTGTGACTCCAACCCAACCAGCATGAGTAACTCCATATGCACCAGCTTTGCCACCAACTGTTGTTGTTCTAGCAATACCAGTTTCTGTTACATCTACTCCATACACCGCAGAAAATCTGTTTGATTTTACATCTGGGGCAAAATATTGTCCATCTTCAAGAGTATATTTTGGTTTTTGATTTACAGTATAGGCAACTCCAACAGTTGCTCCTAAACCAACAGTTCCAATTCCAGTAATGAATTGAGTTGAAGCAATCGAAAGTTGTCTCTCTGAAGTTACTCCAGAAATAACTGCCTGACCGTATGTGGCACCAACTCCAACAACCAAGATATCACCAGTGGAAATTCCAGCGGTTGTAAAACTTGTCCCACTTCCAGTTACAACTTCTGTGGTTAGATTAATCGTAATAGTTCCGGTAAGTGCGGAAAATGAATCATTTTTGCCCCAGAGTGCCATCTTTGTACCTTACTAAATTTGTCGTAGAAATATTTATAAAAAAAGGAGACCTTACTTTTGGTCCCCTTTGCGTAACAAAACTCTTAATAAATTAGTTGTTAAATCAAGTAATCCATTTTCTTCAATTTTTTTTGTTTTTGCTAACCATTCGGATGCAGTTAACAATAGACCAAGAACAATGGTTACTCCCCAATTAGTTAGGAAGCAAGTAATCATGCTTGTGGTGTAAAGAGTTTGTCCTTTACCAATTCATAAACTACATTGTCAATGCTATTATCTGTACTATCGACATACTTCTTGAGTAGATCGAGAACAAGATTTTTAACTGCTGGATGTGTCGCAATTTGAATCAGAAGTGGTTTCACCACTGCTACTACTGCACCCATGATGTCCTCCGTAAGAGAGTATCCTAATTTATTTAGGTGTTTAAACTTCAAAAATCAGGAAGATAATGAAGATAGATTAACCCCCTTTCCAGAAGCCATCTTTTGTTTTGATGCAAGATCTGCCTGTGCCCTATCTACTTTTTGTTTTGCCATAAGAACCTGATTAATAGCAGATGTATTTTGTGGTTTTTGCTTTACTGAAGTCGGGGTTGGAGTAAGTGAAGGACCTCCGATTGCAATATCTTCTGCCATTTTCTTTGCCATCTTAGTAGCAATAGCATACATTACTTCTTTACCACGACCAGGATATCTCTTTTCAAAGTCTTCTGCTCTCTTCTTCATTGACTTTACAAGTTCTTCTTTCTTTTTAGTTTCAGCAGTGGTCAATGTTTTTTCATCAATTTGAACTTGCTCACTTCTTACTGAAGCAAGGAGATCATCTAACTTAGACTTTCTCTTTCTTTTTGGGTTTGCTGGTGCAGGTGCTTTTGTTTTTGGTGCTGCTGCTTTCTTTGTTTTTGCTTTTGGTTTTGCTGGAGTAGTAGCACTTCCCTCCCACGGATCAGCAGGTTTTTCTGCTTTGGGTTTTGATTTTGGTTTTTGAGGAACTGTAGCAGTTCCCTTCCAAGGATCGGATGGTTTCTCTGCCTTTTTCTTAGCAGGTCCAGTATAAGAACCACTACTTACTCTTTCTTTTTGTCCAGCACCAGCACCACGATAGGTTGATGGTTTTCTTGCTGTTGTCGTTGCTGGTTTTTTATCACCTCCTTCCATTTTGCGAGCAACACCTAATGCACCTTTAGCAACTTTTCTTGCTCCACTTGCAATTGCGGATTTTGCTGCAGTTTTAGCACCACGAACTTTGCTGGAAAGTTTTTGTCTTGCAAGTCTTCCAACTGCTGCGACTAAGTTACCTCTTTTCTTTTGTCCTGTAGAAGTATCATGACCAAAAGTTACTTTTGCCTCGGCAAGTGCAAACTCAAGTGCTTCTTCAATATCATCTTCTTCATATCCTTCACCAAGAAGTTCATCATAAACACTTTCCACAATGAAATCTACTTCATCAATCTCAACCATCTCAATGAGAGTTCCACCAAGGTTTTCTACTGCCTCACTCATTTTAATTCCACCATTAATAGCAGATGTTTTAATTTTATTTCTAATTTTCTTTTCCTTAATTTGCTGATCATCAATTAAACCATCAACTACTTCAGAAAGTTCTTGTCTCCAGTTTGAATATCCTTCTTTAGTAACTTTTTTAGATTTTTTATTGTACATCTTATCCTTTGTCTTTTGAATTGCAACTTCTTTAGGAACACCAGAAGCAATCATTCTTGCAATTCTTACATCTGCAAAATCATTATCACCATCACTATCCTGATCCACTGCTTCGTCAAATTTCTTTCTGGCAGCGATTGCCATATCCTTATATGCCTTTGTCTTCATCATCTCTTTGCGTGCTTTTTCATTCTCTTCTGCACGCTTTTTCATATTAGTTTCAAGATGTGATGCTTCAGCAACTTGATCCAAATATACTTTGGAGATATCGTTCAGTGGATTGGTTGACATCTTAATAGGTAATTACTTTCTTTGCCTTATACTTATTTAGGAATTCTTTTATACTTGACTGTTTATATCCACTATAAGGTTTTGCTCCATATTGAAGATTTGTTTTATCACCCTTTTCAAATCCAGGTGTCATATCTGTAGCATATTTAAAATATCCACCAGTTCCGATGAGAGTGTTTGGTTTTCCAGGAACTCTTTTTTTCTTTTCCATTTTAACCTCAGTATATTCCATCATGTCCCTAATCCAAGATTTGAACATACTGCCATCCTCAGTCACACAAATTAAATAATTTGTTCCTCTTCTCATCACTTCACCAGTAATTCCTGTATTTAAATTTTGAACTTTATCCCCTATTTTAAAAATTTTTCCATTTATATAATTCTCACGAAGATTTTTCATATCGCATTTTGGAGCAATCTGCCAAAGTTGATAATTTTCCTTTAACTTCATCGCAGATTTTACTGCTTTGAAAAGTCTTTCAGTTTCTACATCATCTAAAGTTTTGGGAATACCTTGACGGAAAGACCTTAAATCATCTTCTGCTGCAGACTTTCTCATTTTGGAAGCAGACATTCCAGAAACACCCTCAGCATCTGCATCTCTCACACCAGCAGATACTACATTGATTTCATCAAATTCATAAAGATCTCCATTATATTTGTTGGCAAGATTTTCAAACTCTGCTTGACGATCTGAACCAACTACAATATTAACAACCGAATATCCTTCTTCATTTGCACGAACCAAAACATCAAAGATGGTTTTCATATTTTCATCATTAATAATTTGCTCCCCATACTTAGGGAACATCTTTCTCATAAATGAAATCTTTGTGTCTGGATTAAGTGGATTTTTCTTTGGGTCTTGAGTTCTGGACGGATAAATTTTGAATTTACCACCAGCAGCAACTTTTGAAGCACTATTCAAAAGTTTTTCGTGACCGATTGTTGGTGGATTAAAACGACCAAATACAACAGTCAAAGCACCATTACCACCTTTTGTTTGAGGTTCTTGTTCTTGTGGTTCTGGTCTTTTTGCAGCAGATGAAGGTGCTGGTGCATTTACTTGAGTTGCTGCAACCTGTTGATTTGCAGGTGTTCTTACCTGGTCTGGGTCTTTTTGTCCTACTACTTGTCTTTGATTGAAGAATTTTAATTTTCCTTTCTCTGTCTTTGCAACATACTCACCTTTCTTGTCCTTCCACCCCCCATGGCCATCACTAACCAAGCCAAGTTTCTGCGCCTGCATTGCCGCCTGCGACTGAGAGGCTTCAGATAAAAATTGGAAAAAATTCTTCATATTGTTTATTATTATACTTTTATTTATTAATTTACTCTAATTTTAAGTATGGTGCAGAATAAGTTGCCTGAGAACTGGCATACAAATAAAAATCTTTCACAACTTCATCCTTCGTTTTTTTATCTGCTTTTTTCATTGTTGTAAGAAGTTTCATAACAAGATACTTCGAATAACGATATTTATTTGATTTCATTTGAATTGTCTTTGCAGTTTCATCAACTTGATTTGCAGACACCAATCCATATTCAACCATCATTTTAGCAATTTCTTTTGAATGAGAATCACTATTAGATTCTGCCAATCTTGCAGATTCACTTGATTCTGGTAATGGTTTTAGTCCATGTCTTTTCAAAATAAAATTAATTGGACCCAAAGATATTTTACCTTGGTTTGCAGAAGCACCTTTTATTTCTCCCTGCCAACCTGTTAAAGAGGTTTCACCACCAAAACTTCTAAACTGAATTTTTTCCGTGGTTGCAGTTCCCCATTGAATATATCCATCCATAGCATCTAAATTCGTAGTTGATCCACGAAATTCAGCGGTAACTATTTTTTTATCCGATGGAAAGTTTTTCTTTGATATTTTTGCTTTACCTACTATCTTCTTCAAAGAAACTCCAATCACTTTATAATCTTGAATATATTCAAACATTTTTTCATTAAGACCTTTCAATGTTTTTTCATTATTAAGTTTAGAAACATCAAATCCTTTTTCAATGACATAGATATCAGCAGGACTCCATTTATTTAAATTACCAAAAGCACCTTCTGTCCTATTAATTGTCGTAAAAACTTTTTCTATAGCATCTACACTTTTAGATCCTCTATGAAAAACAAAATTTCCTTTTCCTCTTAACTGACGATACAATTCATTTGCACCAGCAATAGAAGAATTAATCCAATCATCCGGCAAATTGTTTATCATACTTTCAAATTTTTCATCAGTATCTGCAGTTGCTAAAGCTTTTTGAAAGTTTTCTTTAGTTACATCTGCATTTGTTATTTCTCTCTTGAGAACATTAAAAGCTAAAGCAGCATAAAGTGCCTGAGAAGATTCTGCAAGTTTAGTTAAAGCTGCTCCTGCACCAGATCCACCTCCAGCACCTTTTTTATAAATTAACTTTATAATTGAATTTTTAAGAGAAATCTTTGTTACTGGAAAAGAGGATTCACTCTTATCAATTTCATTAACAAATTTAATTCTTTTTTTCTTAAGTTCTTGGGATATCTTATCCTGAACTTCTGCTCTCTGTGCAGCAATTACACGAATTTTATCTACCTTTGCACCAGCCTTTACAACCTTAGTTTCGTATCCCTTAAGTACAGAATTAATAGCAAGGAGTACCTCAGAATCCGACATCTATTTAAACATATCTTCAGTTAATATTTAGAATGGAGAATAGGAGACTTGAACCCCTGACTTACAGCTTGCAAAGCTATCACTCTACCAACTGAGTTAATTCCCCAAGTTTGGACATTATAAAACCCACTCAACTAAAAGTCAAGTGGGTTGGAGCAACCTTCCGTGGTTATTTATCAACCACCTTTGGCACGAAGTTTTGCAAGAACTGCTCCAGCTACTTTCTTACCTCTTTCTTCTGAACCATAACGCTTGCCTGCTTCTTTTGCAATTTTAGAAAACATTTTTCCAGGTTGGCCAATGTCTTTACCTGCTCTTGCTGCCTTTGCAGAATATGATGCTTCAATGATTTGTTCAATATCTTCAGCATCTAAATTATTTACCATAATTTTTTGTGCTTCTTCTACAGTTTCAGCAATACCTTCTGTCTGAAGAAACTCAAGAACTGTGTCAAAGATATCAATCTTTTCCATTTCCTCTCTAGTCATTCCATGAAGATACTTTCCCTTTGTCTTCTTATCAATATAAGAAATTTGAGATGCTTTGAACTTGGCAAACTTCTCACCTTCTTTTGCGGGAAGTGGTTTGTCACCTACTTTTCTTTCATCTGCTGCTGCCTTTCTCATTTCAGGGTCAGCACCTTTTACTGCTTCTTGAACTTCTTTTTGAGGAGCATAAATTTGTTGATATGCTTCCATTAATCCTTGAATTTCTTTGCTATCCATTTTACAAATACTTTTTATTTATTTATAAAAAAGACCCCGTTGGGTCAAGCACCAAGAACAGAGGCAATATTATCATCAAGTTGTTGAATAACTGAACGAATATCAGAAACACGAGGAGGAACACTTACTTCATCATAAGTATATCCTTTTTGAGAATCAAACAAAACTTGACGTACTGCTGCTGCAGTACGAGCATCTATTTTAATTGTTACTTGCTTTTCTTTAGTCACAGATCTCCCTCCATACGATTTTCAGAACGGTAAACATCAAATGCGCCTTCAGGATAACGAGCACTCAGTTTCTCATAGTTCATTTCCATAATCTCACGGAAACTAGTATCAAGTGCCATACATGCTTGAGCAATATACCAGCAGATGTCACCAAGTTCACGCTTCATGTGGAAAACACTTTCTTGATTATAAGATTTTCCTTGCAGGAAGATTTTCTTAACTACTTCAGTAAATTCACCTGCTTCTGCAGTCATACCAAGAGCAGCAGTTAAAAGCCTAGGAACATCAACATCAAATTGAACTTCTAGTTCAGTGAAACGAGACATCAAATCTGCATAGTTTGTACTTGCAGGACTTGTAGTTTGACGAACAAATTCAATGTACTTATCTGAGTCAATAACTTTTTTTGTATCTTCAGTCATAGTAAATTTAGTAGAACCACTAGTAAGAACTTCTTTTTCAATACCAATCAAAACTTAAATCCCTCAAATGATTTTTTAGGTTTTCTTTCTTCATAATCATACTCTTCATCTTGTCCATTGTCAAGAATATTTTTCTGTGCGGATTGTTCAACATCATACAATCTCATTTTAGCACGATCAATTCCAATAACAAATCTTTTATTAATGGTTGGATCATTATAACGATTTTTAAGTTGTTTTACAAGAATCTGACCAAGATCTTCAAGTTCTTCGGTACTAATAAGAGCAAACATCAAATCAGCAGTTGCAGGAAGACCGAAACTCTCAGAAGTATCAGTCAGTTCCACATCAGAAGAACCATAACCAGAACGAGTGGTCTGAGTAGCACTTACGATAGGAACATTAAATTCTACGGCAAGACCACGAAGTTCTTCTGCAATAGACTTTACAAAAGTGTAAGAGTTGATATTACTGCCACCACGATATCTTGATGAAGCACAGATGTTCAAATAATCAATAAAAATAATATCAGGTTTAAATGCTTTTTTAAGTGCAAGTTCGTTAAGAAGTGACTTAAAGTGTCCAGAATGTGCAGAGGCAGTAGGGTATTCTTTGATAATCAATTGTCCCTGAGTTTTCTTTGCAAGGTTTGTAACCTTATTCTCAAACATCTGCCTTGGAAGTTCTGCAATATCTTGAATAGGAACATTAAGAAGATTTGCGTCAATTCTTTCAGCAATGCGTTCTTCTGCCATTTCAAGAGTAATATACAAAACGTTTTTACCTTGAAGTAAAACAGAACTAGCAACATGGCACATGAAAAGAGATTTGCCCACACCCGTTCCAGCGAGAGCAATATTCAAAGTTTTATTAGGTAAACCGCCTTTTGTAATCTTATTAAAGTATTCCAAATCAAATTCAATCTTTTCTTCTTTTCTATGATAAGATTCATATCTTTCTTCATAATCAATCAAGTAGTCATGCCCAATATGAGTATCAAAACTCACAGAAAGAGCATCTGACAAAATACTAGGAATAGAATCACGATTTTTCTTTTCATCTTTACCATCTGCGATATGGATAGATTCCATAAGAGCAAGGTAGATGGCACGATCTCTACACCACTTTTCAGTGGTATCAATCAACCAGTTAAATTCAGATGGTTCATCATCAAGATGACTAATAATCTGAGTGATCTCTTTAAAAGAAGTTTCGTTAATGTCTTGACGATTTTCTACTTCAATACATAGAACCTCTTTCGTTGCTGGTTGATTATATTGTTGTACAAACTTTAAAATTTCTTCAAATACAATCTTTTGATTTTGATCTGCAAAATATTCAGATTTAATAAAAGGAATTACTTTTCTTACATACTGTTCATTGTGTAAAAGGTTTCTAAGAATTAGAAACTCAACTTTCTCCATAACTAAATTCCTTTCGTGCGATTTCGTCAAGTTGTTGCATCACTTCTTCAGTGAAATAAAGTTCAGGTTCTTTTAGAATCTGTTTGGCATAAATTTTCTTGCCTTCAATCTCATATCGTCCTGCTACATTTTTCCAGAGTCCACCAATCTCACCAAGTTCCAGAAGACCGTAGTAACGATCAAGACCGCGCTCATCATAATAAAGACGGATTTCAACATCTTTGTTTTCCTTACTCAAACGCGATTTAGCAGTCTTAGCCTTGATAATATTTCCGACCACTTCCGTTCCATCCTTTTCTTTCTTTTTGCTGAGATAAATGATCGTACTTGCTGCGTATTTGAGTCCAGAACCTCCCCCCATTTCTTTCGTTGGTACGTAAGCTCCGATGACATCGTATGTGTGATTTGTGACAAGAAGTGGAACATTTGCTTGACCTAATTTAAGTGTGAGCATTCGAAAAGCACCTTTAACAAGTTGTGATTTAGTCATATCACGAACTTGTTTATCGTTCAGTGCGTCAGTAATTTCTTTCTCAGTAGAAAGCATTCCCAAAGAGTCTAACACAAACATACAAGGTTTGCGTTCTTCTACAGGTTTTTTTAAGTATAGATCCACTGCTTTTAATGCTTTACCACGAAAATCTTCAATAGTTACTACATTAACAACCACAGTTCTACTTGTATCCACACCACGACTTTCTAGGAGAGATTTAGTGATAGCAGCCTCAGTATCAAAGTAGAGACAATAACCATCGGGGTTAGTATCGAGAAAATTCTTAACAACGGCGAGGCTGAAGAAAGTTTTTCCAGTACTAGACTCTCCAGCAATAGCAGTAATCTTATTCCCAGATACGCCACCAAATATGCTACCTGAAACCAGTGCATTAAAAATGTACGAACCTGTATCAACATACCTTTCAGTCTCATCAATGTCTGATGCGAGTTGTGTATACTCACCACCAATTTCTTTTACAATATCTTTAAGAAAATCCATCAGCAAATCATCCCGTATTCTTCACGAAGTATCTTTTTATAAGGTAAACCTTGTTCTCTAAGTTCTCTCACAAGTTTTAATTTATGGTAGAGAGCAGCATCTCCACCAAATCCAAGTGACTTAACAATAGTGTCAAGTTCTTTATCATTAATAGGCAAATCCATCAAAAGAAAAATGATTCAAGGTTTACAGTTTTTTCTACATTCCATCCAATCGTATCAAGAATTGATTTCAATGGTTCTAGAAAAGCTTTCTCAAATTGTAATTCATAGTCAATATATTTGTCAAGACCAAGTTCTTTTGGAAATTCTTGGATGAAGGAAATTACATTCTCATGAATTATATTTGGTTTCTTTAAAAAAATAAATTTAACTTTTTCACCATTATTAATAAGTGAATACTTTTTAGTAAGTTTATTTTGTTTTATATAAAAATTAAACAATAGTGCTCCACGAACATGGATTGGAGTTCCTTTACTATAAATTTCAGAAGATGAAGAATACTTTTGAACGTCCGATGCTGAACGAGGAAATGAAATTTCTTCCGGAGAAAGTGATTTAAATTTTTTACGAGAGTTGTCGATAAAGTTAATCATATCATCTTCAGAACCACTCATCATGATTTCAAATGATTCCTTTAACATTTTTCTACATGGTGCAGGAGTCGAAGATTTAATTGCCTCAATACCTTTGATTTTAAGTTTTGGTTCCTTATAACGAACACCTTCACTATCCCATACACTTAAAATATATCTCTTTTTTGCAGTCCAAATACCACGTTCGGCAATACATTCACGTTTCATAATCATCTTTTGATCATAAGCATTCACATATTCGGCCAATTCTTTGTAAGAACTTTCAATATATTTTTCAAATTCCACTTGACAGACCTTATCAAGGAAATTGACAACACTTTCAGTAGTTTTCTCTCTTCCTTTGAATACACTTTCAACCAAAGGACCCATATTAATGTAAAGAGAATCAGTATCAGAAGCAATGACATAATCCACATCTCCACTTTTGAGAATTTTGTTCAGGTAAGAATTTACCTTATTCATGATCCATTGAATAGAAAGTTGACCAGATAAAGTGATTGCCTCTGCATTATCTAACTTATAATAACGAAAATACTGATTGCCAATAGCACCATAAGCAGAATTGAGTTGAATCTTTCGTGCCATCTGAATATTATTGTACCTTGCAATCTCTTTAATCAACTCCTTATTTTTAGTTTTTTCATATTCTTGCTCCGCAGCAAGCATTTTCTTTTTAAAGATTACACGTTCATTATAAATTTTTTCCATCAATTCCGGAAGAAATCCACGAACATCTTTACGAAACATTGCACCATTAGGACATACAGAATAATCTTTGTACATCTCAAAATTTATTTCCTCACTTAAAATCTTTTCAACATTTGCAGTTGGATGCTTTTCTTCAAGTAAGGTTTCTGGTGAGATGTTATATTGCATAATAAGATGGGGATAAAGGCTATTGAGGTCAAAACTGACCACCCAATCATACATCCCAGGAATCGGTTCTTTAACATATGCCCCAGCATACTTTTCATTCTTTGAAGATTTATTCTTTGGGGGGATAACAATGTTATTTTTCTTAAGATAATTATAGATAATATTATCCCACATACGAACCTGATAAAACACATCAGCATAATTCACTTTAGCGTCATATGCCATAGTAAGAGCAAGTTCAATCAGTTTCATCTTGTCTTCCAGACGGTCAACAAGTTCTACGTCAACGATGTTGTACTCAATAAACTTTTGCCAACCTTGAGTGTAAAAGTCTTTGAATGTATCAAACTCAGAGTGGTCAAGTTTTTTCTGACCAAGTTCCACCTCAGCAATATAATCAAGACGATATGATTCTTGTGCTTTATAAGTGAATTTCTTATAAAGGTCAAGGTAATCAAGTTGAGTCAAACCACCAACATCAAAGACGGTATGCTTACGTCCTTGAATATAAGTCTCTCCTTCAGTAACAAGTCCCCAATTAGAAAATCGCTTCATTAGTTTCTCACCAAGAACTCTATTCAGTCTCTTGCAGATATAGGGAATATCATATAATTGAATATTCCATCCAGTCACAACATCTGGAACATCAACCATCCAATAATTAATAAAATGATTCAATAGTTCATACTCACTTGGACAGTGGTAATATTTAACATTACTTTGTTTGTTAGTAAATGGTTTAACTCCCCAAGTAGTAATTTCTTTGGTTGTGTAGTCCTGAATTGTAATTGCAAGGATTTCTTCAGAACAAGATTCCACATCAGGAAATCCTTCTTCAGAAGCAACCTCAATATCCAATGTCACAAGTTTGATTTTACTAATATCAAACTCAATTTCATTTTCTGGGTATTTTTCTGAAATGTATTGATAGATATATCTCTCATTTCCAAAAATTTGAAATCCATCAATTTCATCATACTTTTTATAGAATTCACGACAATCCCGTACAGTTCCTGGATTGATAGGTTCTACTGCTTCACCACTTAATGTCCTATACTTAGAATCTTTTTTAGTTTTTACAAAGAGAGTTGGGAAAAATTCATCTCTGCTTTCAAATCTCTTACCATTCTCTACCCCACGAACCAAAAACTGATTTCCAATCAACTGAACATTAGTATAAAAGCGTTGTGTCATTCCTTAATTAAGTCCTCATATTTTTTAAGTATAGTTTGAGTAGGATCTGCAAGTGTCAATATTTTATCCGAACTCATCATAAATGTGTCCTGTATCGTATACCCACAAAGAAATGGCTCCATTGTATGGTCATTTCTAATGATGAATGGTTTAATGAGTTTGCAATCAGGTTCTCCAATATCAGCACTAATTTCTTCAATTTGACCGATCAGTATCAAATTGTTTGTCAGGGACAATACTTTGATCATTTTTTTCTGATTCTCCATTTTTACTCTTTTCGACAATTCTTTGATTATACATTTCCTTTACTTGATTGATTGGTTCAACCATTGTCACAACCCAATCAGATGGAATTGGAATTTCTTTTTGTTCAGAAAGTGGTATATAGGGATAAAATGTTAAGGACACCTGTTTAGAAATATTATTTACATTTTCATTAGTTACATCACCATCAATAATTTTAACAATATATGGAGCATTGAGAAAATATCCGATAGTTCTCTCCTCAACAGTCATTTCCCTAACATTTGCAATAACATCTTCCCCAGACTTCAACAGTAATAATTTTACAGACATAATCCTAAAGTTCCTTCTGCTATTTTATCAATAAAAATGGGAGGTGTCAACTGGATTTTGCCAGTTACCTCCCTGCGCCGACGATATTCAAAAGTATTTATTCACCACCGTTTCCAGAATCACCATTTCCACCAGCACTTGAACGGCTTCTTACGGGAACTGCTTTTTCTTTATCAATTTTTTTAGATTTTCCACCCATGTAAACCGTATGAGGAACTGCATTTTTATATGCAATTGTTTTGAATTCGTCGTAAGATTTCATTTTTTATTTTTATTTAGAGATAGTCCTTACGAGCATGATGTTCGGGAACAATCTTACCAAGAGTTACAGTTAACAATCCATCCTCAAATGTGACCTCTTTGATTGTAGTGTCGTCCGATAATGTCCATGCTCTCTTGAAAGATCGTTGAGCCAGTCCCTTATGGACGTAACGGGTATCAGACTCCCTATCCTCTTTTTGTCCTTCGATAAAAAGTTTTCCATACTCCGTGTATACATTTACTTCCTCCTTTTTAAATCCAGCAAGTGCAAGTTCTAAACGAGATTCTACATTACTTACCTGAACAAGGTTATATGGGGGATAATTAGAAGTTGTTTCATGAAGTTTAAAAATACGATCAAAGTATTCATCCATTCCAATACTATTACGAGTAATCCTATCCATAAGGGTAGGAAGATCCGCAGCAGTATACCGTGAAAGGTTAGTCATTATGGTAGCTCCTTTAAAAGCGAGTTTGTGTTGTGTGGACCCCGAAGGCGTCCTCATCATTATATATCAATAATTAATAAAAAAGGGAGTGTGGAACTCCCTACAAAATCATTCGGTTTCTTCAACCTTTCCCTTTTTTCCAATGTTATACTTTGTCTCTAAAGTCCATTCGTTTTTTTCTTTATACGAAAGAACTTTAATTTGATTCAATGGTGCAATATCTACTATTTTTTCCAAATTATTTACAGTAATGAGACCCCAATCAGCAAGGAGACGAACTATTCGGTTACGTCGTTGAACATCATTTACAGTTAAGTTTGCATGTTTACCATCAAGAGCAAACAGTTCTTTAAAGTGTACGATGTAATATCGTCCCTGTTTATGTAAGATATGACAACTCTGATATAATTTTTTTTCTTTTCGTGATGCAACCCCAATACGAGTCAGAGTTTCACGTACTTTCAAAAAGTCATCAGGTTCATTAAGAATAACTTCTACCATTTGGTCCTGTGACCATTCAACAGTAGGTTCTACCGTAGTAGTCATTTTTTTCCTCCAATATCAAGTCGTTGTTTGATGAAAGTAATTTGTTCTGATGTTAGGATTTTCAGTGCTTGGGATGCTTTTTCATTACTATATCCATAGTATGATTTAATACATTCTAAGTCTGTAACCTTGCCTTTACGGAGCCAGGGAGAAAATCTCTTCTTTTTCCTCAAACTATTTAGATAAAATGAATATTGCATATCTTTATCGAGTTGATGATGCATATTCATCTCATTGGCATACATCAAACAATCAATATGTCCAGACAGACAACGATTAATAATATACGGTGAATATTCTTTAATATTTTCCCCTAAATCCTCCTTTGTAAAATTAATAGAATTTAACCAATCCTTAAGTTCAGGCATAAAGAATATTCTCCAAAGGATTACTTTTTACAATAGGATAATTTGTTACCAATAGTTCTGTTTTTACATTTTGATCTGTTCCCTTATCACCACGATGAGCCATTGAATATCTCAACTTCCAGTAATTAAGTTCATAATTTTTATAAAGTTCTTCAAGTCTTTCATTTACATTATAAGTAATCATAAACTTATGGGGACACTTATAAACATTATCTGCAAATAAATCATGATCAAATGATTTGTGCATCTCACGATTTTTTCCATAGAGGAAATCTTTAATATCATAAGGAGGATCAAGAAACACAAATACATTTTCTCCAGGAGCATTCATAACTTCCGAATAATCAATATTCGTAATCTTCCAATTCTTCATCAATTTCGAATATTCTTTCAATTTTTCAATACCAATAAAAGAAAAATTAGAACGAGATGCTGTGGGTGAAAATGTACTATTCTCAGTAAGACCAGAAAAACTACACTTATTCAAAATAAAGAAACTTACTGCCCTTTCAATTCCTTCTTGACTATTAATATTGATTTTGGTTTGATTAAAAAGTTCTTTATGAGCAGAATCCTTTTCATCCTGAGTTCCAAAGTCGGACACTTTTTCTTT